TTGACTCCTGGAACAACATCAGGCAGTACGAGGATGTTAAGGACGCGTACTTCATCTTCGACGAGCAGCGGTTAGTTGGTTCTGGTGCTTGGGTGAAAGCCTTCTACAAGATTGCCAAGAACAATCGCTGGATCATCCTTAGTGCCACGCCAGGAGACACGTGGATGGACTATGTACCCGTGTTCGTAGCCAACGGGTACTACAAGAATAAGACAGAGTTCACACGTGAGCATGTCGTCTGGAAGCAGTACAGGAAGTTCCCGGTTGTGGATCGGTATGTGGCCACTAGGAAACTCGAGAGGCTGCGCGGTGGCTTACTGGTCGAGATGCCGTACGAACGCCACACAGTGCGCCATGTCAAACACGTCACCGTCGAGTATGACGAGGCTATGTACGACCTAGTTACCAAGAAGCGTTGGGATGTGTTCAACGAGAAGCCGCTCAAGGATGTCAGCCAGATGTTCGTAGCCATGAGGAGGGTTGTCAACAACGACATCTCCAGGCTTGGGGCGGTCCTGAAGTTGTACGAGACTCACCCTCGCCTGATCGTGTTCTACAACTTCGACTACGAGTTGGCAACGCTAAGGACGTTGACCAACATTGGCGTCCCTACGGCTGAGTGGAACGGTCACAAGCATGAGCCAGTCCCTACAGGGGAGAAGTGGGTCTATCTGGTCCAGTACACTGCCGGGGCTGAGGGGTGGAATTGCGTTGACACTGACGCGGTTGTGTTTTGGTCTCTGAATTACTCGTATAAGATCAACGAGCAAGCAAAGGGGCGAATTGACCGGCTTAACACTCCTTACGTAGATCTGTACTACTATCTCCTGCTTTCGCGATCTCCTATAGATGCGGGGATCCTGAAAGCACTAGGGACGAAGAAGTCCTTTAACGAGAGAAAAGCCGCCGAAAAGTGGTTTGCGACGTGATCTCGGTCAAAAACCCACTAAAATCGTCAAAAACTTTCTCAGAGATCGAATCAAGTATTAGTATAGGACTAATACTCATAGTGGGTTTACCAAAGAGTTTTGGCGAGAATTAGTGGGTTTTTGACCGAGAAGTCTGGAGGCAAGATGGAAGTGTGGGGTAAGATAGAGGACTTTCCTCCATATGAGGTGAGTGATGAAGGGCGAATTCGTAATGCTGACACCGGAAAACAGCTCGGAATCTACGACAACGGGCATGGAATCCTGCAAGTGGTTCTTAGGCGAGGAGGCTGCAACCATGCTCGGGCAGTCCATCGCCTCGTGGCAACAACTTTTTTCGATCCAGCCCCATACGATTGCGTTCCTATGTATCGTGACGGGGACCACTATAACAATCGTGCCAGCAACCTGGTCTGGAAGCCTCGTTGGTTCGCAGTCAGATGGACTAAGCAAGGACACGCCACGCCTACTGATTTTCGTCGAATCCGAGTGGTTCGAACCGGGGTTGTTTACGAGAATAGCCTGGAATGCGCAAAAGCCATCGGCGGGTTGGAGGAATTAGTTCTCCTGACTGCTCAGAGTTTGTGGAGAACCAGTTACATGGGGCACCACTTTGAGTTTCTCGATCCGCACTAATACTCAGTAGTTTCGCACACACGGCATGTAATAGAAGGAGTGAGATGTCCATAACTCGTCTTTCCCTTTTCGGAGGCTCAGATGCGTAGAAAGCCGCTTGAGAGCAATTTCCAGAAGCATGTCATCGACACACTTGGTGGGATGCTTCCTGGGTGTTTGGTTCTCAAGAATGACTCGTCGTACATGCAGGGCGTGCCTGATTTGTTGGTGCTCTGGAAAAATCGTTGGGCAACACTGGAAGTGAAGAGAAGCATTCACGAGGTGTGCCAGCCCAACCAAGAGTACTACATCACTCTCATGAACAACATGTCTTTCTCCGCGATGATCTGCCCCGAAAACGAACAGGATGTGCTCCATGCGCTTCACGAGGCATTCAGAGTTGGAAGGCTTTCACGCCTTTCTCAGTGCTAGTAAGCATCACTGGGTCAACTACAGTGATGAGAAGCTGGACCGGGCCTACGTCGCGAACATGGCGGCACAACGCGGCACAGCACTCCATGATCTGGCGCGTGATCTGATTCGAATGGGAGTCAAACTCCCTCGCACTCCGAAGACGATCAACATGTATGTCAACGATGGGATTGGATTTCGTATGGTGCCAGAACAGGTGCTGTACTACTCGCCCAACGCGTTTGGCACTGCTGACACGATCTCGTTCCGCAAGGACTGCCTTCGTATCAGCGACTTGAAGACTGGGATCACACCCACTTCGATGCGCCAATTGATGGTGTACATGGCGTTCTTCTGCCTGGAGTACCGGGTCAAGCCTAGTGAGATTGCGGCTGAACTTCGGATCTATCAGAATGATGAGGTCAAACTCTGCATCCCGGAGGTTGATGAGATCTTGCACATCATGGATCGCATCATCTCGTTTGACAAGCGGATCAACACCATGCGAGAGGAGGACCTGTAATGAGTGAGGAATTTCTTGCGCACATCGGCGTTCTCCATCGTTCGGGTCGGTACCCTTGGGGAAGTGGAAGAACTCCGCACCAGCGCAATCGCATGTTCATCGACACGGTGGAACAGCACCACCAAGATGGCATGAGCGAATCGGAGATTGCCAAGGCGTATGAGTTGACCACCACCCAACTTCGCGCGCTCAAGACCATCGCAAAGACAGAACAACGTCAGGCCAATGTTGCCATGGCTCTGCGACTCAGAGAGCCTCCACGATCGCTTTCAAATGTGGCAATTGGCGCCAAGATGGGCATTCCTGAGTCGTCTGTTCGTAGTCTCTTGAACCCAGCGTTGCAAGAGAAGAACGACATCCTTGCAACAACGGCCTCCATGCTGCGTGACAACATTCAGAACTTGGGTGCGATTCAGGTCGGCATTGGTGTGGAAACACACTTGGGCATCAGTAAGGAGAAACTCGCTACTGCAGTTGCTGTGCTGCAGGAAGAGGGTTACGCCTTCCACAAGATCCAGACAGACCAGTTGACCACAGGTAAGAAGACCATCATCAAGGTCTTGGCACCTCCCGGGACAACCTATGTGGATCTTGTCAAGGACACGAGTCAGATACACTTGATGAAGCAGGTGTCGTCCTATTCTGAAGATGGAGGGCGTACTTTCGAGTCCATTAACTCGACGCCAACCAACTTTAGTTCCAAGCGATTGGCCATTCGCTACAAGGAACAAGGTGGCGATCAAGCAGATGGAATCCTCTTCATCCGTCCTGGTGTTCCTGACGTGTCTCTTGGCGGCGGGCTCTACAAGCAGGTTCGTGTTGCTGTTGATGGCACGCACTACATCAAGGGCATGGCCATGTACAAGGATGACCTTCCCGCGGGCATCGACATCGAGTTCAACACGCCAAAGCATGACACAGGCAACAAACTCGAAGCACTGAAGCCTCTCAAGTCGGACAAGGATCTTCCTTTTGGGTCTATTGTTCGGCAGTCTCACTACATCGATGCTTCTGGAAAGAGGAAACTCTCAGCGATAAACATCGTCAACGATGAGGCTGATTGGGATGAGTGGTCTCGTAATCTTGCGTCTCAGATGCTTTCTAAGCAGAAGCCAGAGTTAGCCAAGCAGCAATTGGCGATGACTTTTGAGCGCAAGAAGTTACAGTTTGACGAGATCATGTCGCTTACCAATCCGGCGGTCAAGAGAAAGATGCTTGAGGAATTGGCAGACAGTGCTGATTCAGCAGCCATGCATCTCAAAGCAGCCGCTCTTCCTGGTCAGAAGACGCACGTCATTCTGCCTTTCAGCAGCCTCAAGCCAGATGAGATCTACGCGCCGAACTACACAGATGGCACGCATGTCGTTCTCATTCGATACCCCCATGGTGGGATCTTCGAGATTCCGGAACTGGTGGTCAACAACCGAAGCAGGAAGATCAAAGCCATCATAGGCAACGCTGTGGTTGCTGTCGGCATTCACCCAAGTGTTGCTGAGAAACTCTCTGGTGCTGATTTTGACGGTGACACCGTTGTGGTCATTCCCAATCAGCCACGTGGGTTGCACTCTATTCAGACTTCGGATTCTCTTGATGGGCTCAGAAACTTTGATCCAAAGAGGGCATACCCGAAGTATGAAGGCATGAAGGTCATGACTAGTGATGGCACCCAACAGCAAATGGGTAACATCACAAATCTGATCACAGACATGAACATCAAGGGCGCCACACACGCCGAACTTGCTCGTGCTGTTCGCCATTCCATGGTAGTGATTGACGCTGAGAAGAAGGAGCTCAACTACAAGCAATCAGCCAAAGATCATGGCATTGCAGAACTGAAAGCCAAGTATCAGGCGAAACCTGATGGTTCTGCTGGCGGGGCGTCAACTCTAATCTCAAGAGCCGCTTCTGAAGTGCGTGTTGATCAGCGAAAGCAACTGTCAGGCGCAAGAGGCATTAACCCTGTCACAGGCGAAAAGGTGTACGAGTACTCGGGAAAGACGTACCCGAAAAGGACTACAAGCAAGCGTACAGGAATAGTCACAGAACGCACCATCAAAAAGACAGTGATGTCTACAAGGATGGCAGAGACTCCTGATGCGCGCACTCTTGTGTCTTCTAATGGCGGGAAAGTCATAGAGAGAGTCTATGCTGATCACGCTAATCGTCTCAAAGCCCTAGCCAACACTGCACGTAAGGAGACTCTAAATATAAAATCAACCCCATACAGTCCTTCTGCAAAGACCGCCTATGCAAAAGAAGTGGCCTCTTTGGCGCAGAAGCTAAATACTGCCCAGAGAAACGCCCCCCTTGAGCGTCAAGCCCAACTCGTAGGCAAGTCGATTGTCAAGGCTAAGTTAGATGACAATCCAGGAATGTCGTCTTCTGAACTCAAGAAGGTTCAAGGTCGTGCACTACTAGATGCACGTAATGCCTTGGATGCCAAGAAACAGAAGATTGAGATTACCAAGTCTGAGTGGGATGCTATTCAAGCAGGCGCCATTACTAACAACCGGCTTACTGAGATCCTAAGGCATACGGATCCAGACAAAGTCAAAGCGTTGGCCCTGCCACGCATCAACCCTGTTATGAGTAAGGTCATGCTAACACGTGCCCTATCTATGCAGGCATTGGGCTACACACAGGCAGAGATCTCTACACAACTGGGCATACCTGCTACTACAATAGGTAGTGCTCTTATGAAGGAAGGTTAGCACAATGAGCAATAGTACAGATCGTACAGTGTACATGCTTACTACTGTTGACAATCCTTTCAATCCTTTTGAACAGTTCATTGAGTGGTACAACTTTGATGTGCAGGCAGGGCATGGCACGTCCTCTTTGCTTGCAAGAATTACAAGAAGTTCTGATGAACTGTCCGATCGTGATCAAGCATTAGAGATTGATCATGCAATGAACGAGATTGTGCAAGAAAACGTTCATGGCGTGCATCGTAAAGTCTCTGCTGCCTCTTGGCCTCTTTCCGCTGACTCCTGAAAGGGAGGGGGAGGGGGCCTCGCAATTTCGACCCCCCCCTCTGCAT